GCGACGGCGTATTTAAGACCTTTATTTGGAAGTTAGCTGGTGAGAACATAGACAGGTACTATACTTTAAAATCTGTAATAGGGTATTTAATGCACTCTTATCAAAATGAAGCAAAGCCCAAAGCAATTATATTCAATGACGAAATGATAAGCGAGGACATACCGAACGGTGGTTCAGGTAAAGGATTAATACACAAGGCAATAGGACACATTAAAAATATAGTTATTGAGGATGGTAAAAAGTTTGATTCAAAAAACCAATTCGCTTATCAGAAGGTAAACAAAGACACTCAAATTTTCTTAATGGATGACGTACCGAAACGCTTTAACTTTGAAAGCTTATTTTCAATCATTACGGAGGGTATGACAGTTGAAAAGAAAGGTAAGGATTCGTATCAAATACCATTTGAAGAAAGCCCGAAAATATCAATTACAACTAACTACACTGTTAATGGTAGCGGTGCAAGTCACGAGCGAAGAGTGTTTGAGGTTGAGATAGCTAACCATTTTAACGATAGCTGGACGCCTGAAATGGAGTTCAATCAGTTATTCTTTTCTGAATGGGATGCTACAGAGTGGGCAAGCTTCGACAACTTCATGATTAGAGCGGTGCAGTTCTTTTTAAAGAATGGGTTAAAACAAAGTGATAAGGTAAATCTAAAATTCAGGAAGTTTAAAAATGAAAGCGGTGCCGAGTTCCTAGAATTTATGGACTCTAAAATGTTTGATGGTAACCCAATCAATAGAAAAGAGTTTAGAGACGACTTTAATAGACAATACCCAACACTTGCTAAGTTTAACACAGCGCAAAATTTCAATAAAAAAGTAAAAGGATATTGTGAGTTTAACGAAATTTCATTCAGAGAGGGAAAATTTAACGGAGTAATTAACTTTTATATTGGTGAAGAAGAACCAATTGAAAAACTACCATTTTAATCATGATTTTAAGAGACTATCAAAAAGATGTAGTAAGCAAAGTTCTTACTCATCTTGAAACAAATCAACGTTGCTGTGTTTCATTAGCGACAGGTGGAGGTAAGACAGTGATATTTTCAGAGCTTGTAACGCTCTTAAATGGTAAAACCTTAGTATGCGTCCACAGAGAAGAGTTAGTGCATCAGACGTCAGCTACATTGAAAGAAGAACACGACTTACTACTTCCAAAAGTTAAGCACCTGAGCAAAGATATTTGTGTTGCAATGGTTCAAACCCTTCATAATAGAGTAAAGAAAGGGCTTATTGATGTGAATAGCTTTGATAATATCATTATTGACGAAGCTCATAGGGGCGAATTTATGAAGATACTAGACTTATTCAAAGGTAAAGTAATAGGTTTGACAGCTACACCAAACTATGAAAAGAGCAAATACTTTTACAAGTGCTTAAAGTGCGGTATTGAGGAAGATAAAAGCGGTAAGTGTTGCAATAGAAAGCTAAAAAAGTACAGAGAAAACGTGCCTTTAGCTGATTATTATCATACATTAATTGAGGGTATCGGTATTAACGAACTAATTAAAAAAGAATATTTAGTAAAAGACGACCCTTTTGTATTAAAGATTGACACTAGCCAATTAGTTTACAATCCATCGAACGGAGAATACACAGAGGAAAGTATAGGTTTGGTTTTTGGCTCACCTGAAGCAATTGCAAACACAGTACAAACTTATCAGCAATTAGCATCAAATAAAAAGACGATAATATTTAACCCTAACACCTTAGTGAATAAAAAGCTTTATGAAGCAATGCTAAAAATAGGTGCAAATGTTAAGATGTATGACAGTAATAACCAAAGCGAGAACAGAAAAGACTTGATACAGTGGTTTAAAGATACGCCTGACGCTGTTTTATTGAATGTTCACGTGTTCACAACTGGATTCGATTGTACAGACGTAGAAGCGATATTTTTGAATAAAAAAACAAAATCTGTTAATTTATACCTTCAAATGGTTGGAAGGGGTGGTAGAATAACGGACAAAATATTTAAACCTAGCTTTAGAGTGATTGATATGGGTAACAATAAAGAAGATTTTGGCAATTGGAGCGATCCTAGAGAGTGGAAAAGTTTATTTAACGACAAAGAAACTAAAGAGGTAGGAGCAGCACAACCAGCAGCAGTAAGAACTTGTCACAATTGTGAAAGTATTATAGCAGCTAACTCTTTAAAATGTGAGGTTTGCAATGAAGAAAGGAAGTTCGGGGGTGGTGTTACTGGACTACCAACAAGAGAAGGAAAGCCTGTTATTCCAAAACCTAAACAAATCATTGAACACTGTCAAAAGGCGAAAAAAGATTGCCTAACAGCAAGAAAGATAGTTTACAGCTATGTTGCTGGAATGTTTGAAAACGTACCTATTCAGGTGTTTAAGCATAATAAGGCTACAGGAGTACTATTTAAGAAAACAAAAGACTTTATTCTACCTTACTATTTCGCAATAAATGACAGTAATTTAGAAGGCAACAGAAGGAGAACTATTGAAGATTTTACTAACCAAACTATAAAAGCAATTTCAAAAACTTATCAAAATGACTGAGGACATATTACAAGCAAAACTCTATAAATGGTATCACAATAGCTATTGCAACAAATTAAGCGACCCGCAACACTGTATTTTTTCAGTTCCTAACGGTGGCCTACGGTCAAAAAGTGAAGCTGCAAAGTTTAAAGCTACTGGTTTACTGGCTGGTGTTTCTGATTTGATAGTGATACAACCTAACAGAATAATCTTTGTTGAGTTGAAACTTGAAAAGGGGCGACAATCAAAATCACAAATTGACTTCCAAAACAAGGTTAACAACTTAGGTTTTGAGTATTATGTCGTCAGAAGTTTAGAAGAATTTAAGAAAATAGTTAAATGAAAATATTAGAATTGTTTGCTGGCAGTAGATCAGTAGGAAAAGCAGCCGAAGCATTAGGACATGAAGTTTTTAGCGTTGACTTAAAGCCCTTTCAAAATATTGATTTAGCAATTGATATTGAAGACTTAACGCCTGAAATGATACCGTTTAAACCTGATGTGATTTGGGCTTCACCACCTTGTACCACTTATTCAATAGCAGCGATAAGCCACCACAGAAATGGACAAATTCCTAAAACAGACTTTGCAGAGAAAAGCGATAGATTAATAGCTAACACTTTGAAGATAATCAAGCATTTTGATTGTATTTACTACATGGAGAACCCTGTAGGGATGCTTAGGAAGATGAATTTTATGATGAATATACCAAGAACAACCGTTACTTATTGTAGTTATGGAGATACAAGAATGAAACCAACTGATATTTGGAGCAACAATATACATTCTCTTTTTAACCTTGAAGGATGGCAGCCAAGACCGATGTGCTTTAATGGTAATCGTAAATGCCACCATGAAGCTGCCCCAAGAGGAAGCAGAACAGGAACACAAGGGGTAAAAGGAAATTATAACAGGTCTAAAATTCCTGAAGAATTATGTATTGAAATAATAAAAGCATCTGAAATAGTTGTGTAGTATACAATTTTGTGTATATTTACATCATAAACCAATTAAACTAAACAAAATGGCAACAGCTTACGAAGAAAAAGAAATTGAATTGAACGGCATCACTTACCTATGTGAAGTGGAGGTAGAAGGTAACTTAGTTGATGAATCCTTTGACCATGAATTTGGAACGGAATACCTTTCTAGTATTGAATTGGTAGGCGTTGAGATTATAACGGTATACGATCAAAATGATAAGGTAGTAACAAAGCGCAGGATAATAAGCGCATTGGAAAACATGATAAGTCTTGAAGATTTTAATGAAACTGAATTTGATTTTTCAGAATAAAAACAAACAACATGGAAAACAAAATAGTAGAAGCTGACATATTAATAGCATTATTCAAAACCACCGTTGAACAAAAGACGATGTTAAAGGGTACATTAAGCAAAAAGTTTAAAATGCTTTTTAACCAGTGGGAAGCTCAGGGCAATAGACTTATGCAAGAATGGGAGGGCAAAGATGTAACAGTTGATGAGCATATTGAATCAATAAGCGACGTTTTACACGACACAGTTGATGAAATACGTAAGAAAATAACACCTACAAGTTAACACTCGTGGCCTAATGCAATATCTAAACAAGGGAAATCTTCAATCATGAAGTAAATTTAATTAATAAGCCTTTAAAAAACATTGTTAAAAAACAGGTTTTAAGGTGTTTAAAAACAATAAAATGAACGAAACAGAATATTTAAGTCAAGGTAAAAATGGAGAGATATTAAGAGAGTCAATTAACCAAGTAAAAAAAACAGTAATAGACATCAGACTTCATCAAAGAAAAGGTTCAATGGGTTCATCAATCCAAGTTAATTACGGAAAAGGATGGGAAAATATTAAAATACATATTGAAAAATGACAATCCAACAAGCAATAAGAAAACACATACCCGATAGAAACATGAGGATTCGTATAGGTATGGCAATAGAACGACGCAGCATTGACCTAATAAGCGTTAAAGAGTTTAACGATACTTACGACCATGAAAGCATTATGCAGTTCCATAACATCGGAAAAGGGGCTGCTGATTTATTAACTGAGGTTATTCAAAAGGAATTACAAACAAACTAAAACCACAAAACAATGAAAAATTTAACAATAACAGTATTAATGTGCTTATCAATTAACGCAATAGCACAGAATAATAAAGTATCAAAAAAATTTAACCTTAATAGAGATGAAGGAAGGAAAGCCTTTAATGATACCACAGGAAGCTATAAGTACAAAAAACGTTCAAAGCCTATTGAAGTAGTCAAGGTGACAAAAGCCGACACTGTTAAAGTAGTAGAGAAACAACCAGAACAAGTTAAACCTATTGTAATTTTAGATATTCAAAAAGAGTTAAGAAGTATCAAATACAAACAAAAACAATCAGGAAAGCTATTAATTGAAGCTAGAAATCACCGTATTGAATCGGTAATATGGTCAGCGTCTTGTACTGCTGTTGGTTCTATTGCACTAGCAACTGCGAAAGGACGACAAAAAGGCGTTAATTTTGGTGTTTTTGTTTTCTCTTTAGGTGGCGCAGTTTCTTTTGGTAAAATGATCCAAACGTTTTATAAAATAGGCGAAGCTGGAAGGGTATTAATTAAATAACAGTATTTTAACACCATGCAAAACAAAGAACTAATTGCCCACGCAATAGGAATAGTTAAAAACGTTAACGCTATCACAGTAAACGAATTAGCATACGACTTAGATATTAACATTTTACAAGCTACAAAGCTACTTTACGCATTAGAGGATAATGATTTAGTAGTTGATTTTGGGAGTTTTTTCGCCTGTACTGATTTAGCTGATTTTAATTAATTTGTTTTTTAGTATATTCGTGCTATGAAAAACATTAAAGAAATGATTGAAACGGTTGATATTAATACCGTATTCACAAATAAAGATAATCCAAGAATATTAAAAGACGATAAATTTAAAAAGCTAGTTAAGTCAGTAAAGGAATTTCCGCAAATGCTACAAATTAGACCGATTGTAGTTAATGCTGAAATGATTGTTCTAGGAGGTAACATGAGGCTAGAAGCTTGTAAGAAAGCTGGACTGAAAGAAGTAACGATAATTAAAGCGGACAACCTTACAGAAGAACAACAAAAGGAGTTTATTATAAAGGACAATGTAGGCTTTGGTGAATGGGACTGGGACATGATAAGCAATGAGTGGGACACAGATCAAGTGGAGGAATGGGGGTTAGATTTGCCTGATTTTGAAGTTGACGAAGTACTTGAAGCAGAAGAAGATGAATTTGATGTGCCGTTAGGAGGTCTTGAAACTGATATTGTTTTAGGAGACTTGTTTGAAATTGGGGAACATAGACTGCTGTGTGGAAGCTCTACTGAAAACGATACATGGGAAAAGGTAATGAATGGTGAGCTTTGTGACTTAGTAGTAACTGACCCTCCATACAACGTAGCGTATCAAGGAAAAACAAAAGAAGCGCTAACTATTAAGAACGACGCAATGGGAGATGGTGACTTTTATCAATTCCTTTACGACTTTTACACTGCTTTAGGGAGTTTCACAAAAGCAGGTGGTTCTTGGTATGTTTGGCATGCTGACTCCGAAGGCGCTAATTTTAGAAAAGCAATGGCTGACGCTGGAATAATGGTAAAGCAATGCCTTATTTGGGTAAAGCAAACAATGGTGATGGGAAGGCAAGATTATCATTGGAAACATGAGCCATGCTTATACGGCTGGAAAGAAGGTGCTGCACATAATTGGTACACAGACAGAAAACAAACAACAGTTTTAGAGTTTGACAGACCTTCAAGAAATGCAGAACATCCAACAATGAAACCAATTCCTCTTATTTCTTACCAAATAGGAAACAGTTCTAAAAAAGGAGATTTAGTGTGTGACGCTTTCTTAGGTTCAGGAACAACAATGATAGCTTCTCACGAAATGAAAAGGAGATGTTACGGCATGGAATTAGACCCTAGATACTGCCAAGTAATAGTCAACCGTATGTTAAAACTTGATCCTACATTGGAGGTTAAATTGAATGGGAACAAGTACGAACCAAAAACAGAACATTAACAGAACGTAGCTATGTCAAAAGAAGATTTAATACCATTCAAAAAAGGACAGTCAGGAAACCCGAAAGGTAGACCTAAAAAATTAGTCAATCATATTACTGATGAACTAAACAAAGAAGGCTATAAAGCAGTTAGTAAAAGCAATATATTAGACGCTTATCTCACATTGATACAGCTACCTTATAATGAAATAAAATCAATTGCCAGCCCTAACGATAAAACAAAATACCCTTTTTTTTATAAATTAGTGGCTAAGGAGTTGATAGGTAGGAAGGGTTCTGAAATGCTTGAAAAATTATTAGACAGGGCATTAGGGAAAGCAACACAAAAAACAGACTTAACTAATAACGGTGCTAAGTTTGAGACACCTCAGATAATTGTCAACAGTGCTGAACTACCTGATAAGCTTAAAGGTTTACAAGACGATCTAAGCAATGAGTAGACAAAACTACTTAGACCTTGACGCAATACAGTTCCTAATTGAAGAAGGTATATTAGAAGAAGGTTATGAAAGGTTAATCTTTGAGAAGGACGGTCAAGAGATAGTATTAAACGACCTATTGATATTGTTTGCAATGAGAAACCAAGTGTTTACATACGGGGAAAACTAAAACAATTGAAATTATCAGGAACATTTGAGAAGAATTTAGACGCTTATAGGGCCAAAGCTAGGTACATCATAAACAAAGGTGGGACACGTAGCTCAAAAACTTACAGTATACTTCAATTACTTTACTTTATTGCTACATGGTCTAAAAAACCTTTAGTTATCCACGTTGTATCTCACTCAACACCTCACTTAAAAGATGGTGCTATAAGTGATTTTGAGAACATTCTAAAGGGTAATAATGTAGACGTTGACAGTATAAGAGTACAGAACCCAAACACTTACACAATAGGCAACAGTATAATTAAATTTATAGGCTTTGATAAGGCTGGTAAAGCTTTAGGTGCTGCTAGGGATATTCTATTTGTGAATGAAGCGAATGAAATGAAATGGGCCGTTGTTCACCAGCTATTCATGAGGACCAAAGAAACAATCTTTATTGATTATAACCCGTCGTCAGAGTATTGGATAAATACACAAGGAATATACAACGACCCTAATGCTAAGGTATTACACAGTACATTCTTAGACAATCACGATAACATTACAGAAAGTCAAATCAATGACTTATTAAAAGCTAGGGATAAACACGATGACGAAGTAAGAAGAGGGCTACAAGGGTACTGGTATAACTATTGGCGCGTCTACGGAATGGGCTTAGAAGGAATATTAGAGGGGGCTATATTCAATAATTGGACTACAGGAACGTTCGACGACTCTTTACCCTTTGGCTATTGCATTGATTTCGGTACAAAAGACCCGTTTACCTGTACTAAAATAGCTATCAATAAGAAGGAAATGAAGATTTACCTAGAGCAAATCATTTACAAAACAGGGCTAACACCTAACACTAGCGTACAAGCAATGGAAGGAAACAACATAAGCAAAGACGCTTACATAGTTGTGGATTGTGCGGATAAAGGTTGGGGAAATACATTGGTTGAGGCTGGGTTTAACATAGTGCCAGCTAAAAAAGGAGCTGGTAGTATTATTAGTGGAATCAACGCGTTACAAGATTATGAAATGATTGTAACAGAGGATAGCGATGCTATTATAAGGGAGCTAAGGGGGTACATTTGGCTTGATAAACGTGGTGAAGTTCCAATTGATGATTATAATCATTCAATCGACCCTATAAGATATTACGAAAAATTCTATAACTTTATAAGTTAAATAGATATTCTTTATATTTGGAGCATGAGTGACTATAATTTCTTTGATAATTTAAAAATAAAATCAGTAGTAGACTTCTTCCCCTTGACTGATAGCTTCGGTTTTAAACGGGTAGATCAAACTACAATAGTAAACGAAGGCTATGTTTCAAACCAAGACGGTTATGCTGTAATTTCAAAGCTGGCTAGTATTTGCGCTGATATGCCGATAATAGTTAAACGTAATGGAATAGAGGTAACAGCCCAAAACGATGAGTTTGCAAACTTCTTCTATAACAGGTGGAATGGTGATTCGGGTAGTAAGCAAGGTTTAAACGCTTTGTATACTAATCTTTTCCTGTTCGGTTTAGCTTATGATTATACACCGACTGATGCAATTGGGTTCTTACCATTGGAGCAATGGGTACTTCCTACGCAAAGAGTAACGCCTGTAGTTGGTAAAGATGGCGGTTCATTCTTTGAAAAGCCTGTAAGCTATACGTTTTACGATGTAAACAACAAACAAAAGAACATATTACCAGAGGAATTAGTTATAATTAGATACTACGACCCTACAAATATAGATAGTTCTAAGGACGGATTAAGCCCATTACAATCAGTTTGGAATACTGTTATAGCTGAAAACGAAAGAGGAACCGCAGAAGCTTCAATGTTAAAAAATAAAGGTATTGCTGGGTTTTTAAGTCCTGAACATTCAAAAGAAAGTTACGGTTTAATTGGTAAAGCTGCGGAAGCTGCAAGGGCTGTAGCTAAGAAACTAATGGGAGGTGCTGACAAAGCTGGAACGGTTGAGGTAATCGAACAACCTGTTAAATATACCCCAATAGGCTCAAATCCTTCTGACATGAAATTAATTGAGGGTAGAATGCCACATCTAAGAGATATTTGTAACGCTTACGGTGGTGTATCTTCAATGTTGTTTAATGACCCTAATAGCCGAACTCACGCAAACTATGAGGAAGCTAAGAAGTCAATGTATACAGACTTTATTATTCCACAAACTAACTTATTCATTGACCAGTATAGCAGGGGGATGATTGAAAGAGTTAATAACTCAACAGGTGCAATCTATTCTTTAGAGATTAAAGAAGAGGAAATTGTAGTACTAGACACTAACGACATGGACAATGAGTAAAACAATTAAGGGAAATACATTAGCAGATATTAAAAAGCTGTTAGAAGCAAAGAAGCAGAAGGTAAACGATAAAAAACTAATTAAGAAATGAATAGAAATACAGTAGTTAAGCAAGTAACAAGAGATAAAGAGGAAGCTTTATTGTTAAAAAGAGGGGCTGTAAAGTTTACAGATTCACCCGTATTAAGTCCAGTACTTGGAAAGGTAAAGGATGACGAGCCGAACAAAATGCTATTAGAGCGTAACTTACCATTGGATACAGAGGAAGCCGTTTATCGTACTATCATAGCGAATACATACAACTACATGGATTCACATGATGACGTACATTTAAACAATGTATTCAAAAAGTCCTTAGAAGAAACTAAAAAGCTTTTCTTATTGCACGACCATAAATTTGAGGTGACAGCACAGACTGGTAACATCCTAAAAGCATACGAGCAAGACGGACGCTTCATTTATTACGGGCTTAATTCTCCATTAGATACACAAGCCTTGCTACTTGATGTTGAAATAGAACGTGCTAAGAATGAATTGGTATTTAATGAGTATAAGAATCACAACATCAATCAGCACTCAGTTGGTATGTACTATGTAAAGATTGATCTAGCAATAGACAACCAAGATGACAA